AAAGCCAAAGAGCGAAAAGCAGTTTGCTATTGATGTAGTAAAAGCTTTAATGGAAGATGATGCTAAGGTAGAGCTTGCTAACTTTAAGGTCGTTAATGACCCGGTAACAGCGCAGAAGCTTTTAGATAATATTTTAGACTACGAAAATGGAGTTAGGGATTTAACCGATGTTAATAAAAAAATACTTAATTATTTTGAAGAAGCGTATAAGAGCCGTAAATTAGCCAAAGAGAATGCTGAAATTGACTTTTTAGAAGAAGAAGTTAATTTATATAGGATAGACAAACTTTATCCTGAATTAGATGAGTTAATATCTGATGAGATATCTGAATTGGTTGGTGATTTAAAAACCACAGATGATGTAAGGAGATTACTCGATACAGACGAAATACAAAAACTTGTAAATTATGCAGACCAGAGAGTTAACCAAAGAGCAGAAAATCAGAAGAGGCAGGAAACTGATGAAGAAACTGATTCTGGAAGAATTAGCCAAGAGGAAGAAGGCGAATCAGAGCGAACAGCCGAAGAAATAGCAATAGAATATAGGGATGAAGCATTAAACGCCCCTATTAATAAACTCACCGAATGGGAAAAAGACCTGTTAACAACCCGTGTTAACAAGCGTTCTTTCCTAAGATATAACGATAAAAATAATATTACAAGCACATTAGCCAGGGCATGGTTTAACACCAAAGACAAGGCTAACAGTAATTATGATATTGATATCATTGCAAGCGATTTATCTGAGCAATATGGTATTGATATTACTCCACAAGAGATAAGTGATTTTATCGTAGATAACCCCGGGAAATATGTTCGTAAGACAACAGATAAACAACAGGAGTTGGCTAAGGAATACAAGGAGCTTACAGGGGAATCAATAAAAAAACACGACTATTCTGTAAAAACTAAAGATGGCCGGTTTGAAGTAAAAGAAGAAACTGAGGCCGGAACCACAGAGGAAGAGGTGCGTGAATTTTTAGATAAGGTTGAACCCTTTAATTTTGGTGATGAGAAAAAGGTTTTAGAAGAGAATAAAGAAAAAGTTCCCAAAGGTAAACTTTCTGAGTATAGGAAAATAGCTGCACAGTTAGAAAGTGAGGCAGATGAGCCTTTGCCATTTAAAATCAAAGAACAGTTAGAGCAAGAAATAGCTGACAAAGAAAAACAGTTAAAAGAAGTTATTAAAGCTAAAAATAAAAAGATAGTAGAGTTTAATGATCGTAGAGGGTTATTTGGTGATACTAAATTTGCAGGGGGTTTATTTGGAGATAATGCCGACTTTTCAGAAAAGAATTTAGATAAAATCATTGAGCCGGAGAATAACCAGATTGCAAGGTTAAAGCAGGAGATTAAAACATTAAAAGCTAACAAAGACCAGAAAGCCAATGAAGCTGATAGTCAGGGAGTGCTTTTTAAGAAGAAGAAAGTAGAAACCCCGGAGGTAACAGATGCTACAGAATATCAGGTTAAAGTTGGCAATGATTGGTATAATAGAGATATTTTAAAAGATGGTAAATATTTACAAAAAGGAGATATTGTTCCTGAACTTTTGAAAACCGATATTTTAAAAGTTGGTGATGATCTTTTTATTAATCCAAGATATATTTCTGATGAGAATTGGGAAAAGATAAACACTCAGCTTGAAAGACAGGGATTTGAGAAAAGAAAAACAAGCGAATGGAAGAATTACTTTATTAATAAAAATAAGGGTCATTTAATCGTAGACGAACACAAAAAAGCATTTGAGATTATCTTTAAAGACAAGTTAAATATTAAGGAAGTTGATAATACTCCAAAGAACAATGAGTTAATTAAAAAAGCAAAAGAATATTTTGGAGTAACCACCGATTTTAACGAAGCGGGATATTTATTAACAGACGGGAAAATGCTTGACTTGTCCGGGAAAAATCAGGGCGGCCCGTCAGGAACCAGAGCGTTAGACCACAGGGAAGTTAATGTGTTAGATACCGATATGATTGAGTTTATGTCATTCGGGAATATAAGGATGAAGCCTGAAAGTGATGGGTTTGAAGTAACACAAAAACCAACCAAGGAACAAATTCCTGTTTTAAAAAGATTTGTAAGAGAAAGTAATAATGGAGTTTTAATTGATTATGGCATAGAAGGTGATTATGGAACTATATTTAGTATCGAATATGGAGAAAATGCTAAGCCCGAAAGAGTTATAAATGATATTATTAATTACTATAATAATGGTGTTAAGCCTGTATTGAGTAATAGTGTCCGCTTCAAAAAGAAACCTTTCTATTCCAATACAGAAAAAGCAATAGAATCTATTAAACAAGAGAAAGCCACACCGGAGCAATGGAAATCCATGTTGTTAAAAAATGGTTCCAAAGAAGCTGAATTAGATTGGTTGGGTTGGGATGAGTTTGTTCAAGGTAAAAAGTCGATCACGAAACGTGAACTTCAAGATTTTGTGAACGCTAATAAGGTGGAAATTCAGGAAGTGGTGAATGAAGATATAGAAGGAAAACGCACACCCATATATAGAGGTAGTAAATATGCCTTGCCTGAAACAATTAATTATTTAGAATCGAATCCAGAAATAAGCAGGGATGATTTTATATTACATTTAGAAAATGACTATGATGTTTATAAGGCGTATGAAAATAATTTTCCAGATTTAATAGAGGATGATAATTGGGCTGAAATAGTTGTTGATGAAGTTGGAGGTTATAAGAAGGAAGATAGAAACAATACCAAATACTCCCAATACGTAACCCCCGGAGGAGAAAACTACCGTGAGTTGTTGTTGACGATGCCGAATAAAAGCAAACCTAAACTCAATGTAACAGAAGAATCATGGGAATACGGGAATATAAAAGGTAAAATAAAAAAAATACCCGGAGATATTTATCAGGTTTACAGAGAAGGAAAAGAATTTTTTAAGGCCAAAAATCTGTCAGAAGTCAAAAATGGATTAAAAGAGAAGATATCAGATTATGATGGATTGTCAAGTGAAGCAAAAGGCGAATTTAAATCATCCCACTTCGAAGAACCAAATATTGTAGCTCATGTACGTTTTAATGAACGAACCGATTCAGAAGGGAATAGAGTATTGTTTATTGAAGAGATTCAATCCGATTGGGCGCAGGAAGGTAGAAAAAAAGGGTTTAAAATATTAAAACCAAAATATTCAATAGAAGAAGTTAATGGCAAATATAAAGCAAAAAACAATGATACTAATGAATATTTTAAAAACCCTAAAGGAGGTGATTTATCTGCTCCTACAAAACAAATATTGTTAAATATAGTTGGGGAACAAAATTTTGAATTAACTGGAATTCCCAACATGCCATTCAAACAAACTAACCAATGGGTAGGGCTTGCTTTTAAAAGAATGATTCAATATGCTGCCGAAAATGGTTTTGATAAGATTGCATGGACTACCGGGGAACAACAGGCTGAAAGGTATGATTTGAGTAAACAGGTGGATAAAATATATGCCTACAGAAAGACAAACGGCAATTATGACATAGAAGCATTACAAGAGGGTGTGACAGCACTACAACAAAATGATGTTTCAAGAAATAAACTATCAGAAATTGTAGGAAAGGAATTGGCTGAGAAAATAGTAAACAACGAAGGTAAAAATGAAAACCCATTAGAATACGAGCAAGCGCAAAGTTTTTCCGGACAAGACCTTAAAGTAGGTGGCGAAGGCATGAAAGCCTTTTATGATAAGATACTACCGAACTATGCCAATAAGTTCGGTAAAAAGTTCGGTGCAAAGGTTGAAAACACTAAAATAGATGTTAACCCTGAATTAACAGACGAAGGGATAGATTTACAATCCGGTGAAGTAAAGCAAGACACAAAAGGAAAATATAAAACCGTTCAATCCATCCCTATTACTGAAAAGTTAGCCGATACTGCAATAGAGCAGGGATTTCCGATGTTCAAAAACATCCAAAAACCTAAAAAACCACAGTATGTGGGTGAGTATGTAGAATACCAAAATAGGAAAAAAGCCTTTGAAGATGCAGTAAAAGAAGCTACAAGTAATATCGAAAAAGAGTTAGGTATTAAGGTTAATGTTCTTAAATCGTTTAACAATATACCTAAAAATATTAAAGCGCGATTATCAAAAACTGATGGTACAGGAATTATAGGAATGTACGATCCTGTTTCCGACCAGGTATTTTTATTTTTAGACAATATAGATGATGTGAACGAAGCTGTACGAACCGTATTACATGAAGTAGTAGGGCATAAAGGATTAAGAAGCTTGTTAGGTGAAGATTACAAAAATGTTCTACGGGATGTGTTCAAGTCCATGAAGCAGGAAGATATCGACCGTATTTCAAAATTATACGGCACTAACAACCGGTTAATAATTGCCGATGAGTATTTAGCAGAGATGGCCGAGCAAAATAAAAAGCCTACTTTCATTCAAAGGGCAATATCTGAGATAAGAGCTATTTTAAGGCGATTATTTGGCATCAAGTTTTCAGACAACGATATACACGTTTTATTGCAAAAAAGCCGTGAGAACTTGAAAAAACAAGTAAAAATAAGTAAATTTGGTACTAATGAAAACATACAAGATACCCAAAAAGAAAAAGATAGTAAAGAATTTCCAAGACGGAAGCAAACTAATAAATCACCGCAACGGAGTGTACGAAGTCGTGGAGAGCAACGACAGCCTAAACTATACCGAGAAACAAAAGAAAAGGTACTCCAATTAACAAAAGATTTACAGACCAAAGAGTTCGATGAGGAGCTTTTTAATTCTCACTTTGATAAAATACGAAGGTTACAACCTTTAGGTGACAACGTTGCACAGTTGGCGTATGAGTTATATAACCGTATGCCTGAAAAGGGTGTACAGTTTAAAAAGCTCAAACGAAAATCATTAACCGACACTAAGGCTTTTAAAGATTGGTTTGGAGATAGTAAAGTGGTAGATGAGAATGGCGAGCCTTTAGTGGTTTATCATGGAACAGATGCAAACTTTAATGTATTTGACAAAGATAAAGGTTCTAAGTGGGCGAGTAAAGTTGGTTTTTGGTTCACTGATAATTCTGACTTTGCTGAGATGTTTGGTGATAATATAATGCCAGTTTATGTTTCTATTAAAAATCCTTTAACCATATCAAAAGAGAAGTTTGATGATATGAGAACAGACCACGCAAAAGATAAAGAATGGTGGGATGTTCAAAAAGATAAATGGTTAAAAAATGGTTATGATGGATTAAAAATAAGTTCATCGAAAGAAAACTTTGCCGGGATAGAAGTAAATAATCCTGCTATTTATGCTGCATTTGAACCTACTCAAATTAAATCAGTAAATAACAAAGGTGCATTCGACCCTAATAACTCCGATATTCGCTTTAAGAAAAAAGATATATCTGAATCTACTAAAGAAACTGTTATAGAAAATTCAAAAGAATGGAGAAAGTGGAGGAATCTTTTAAATGAAATTTATAATTCTGAAGACGGGAGTTATAGAATTCAATATGATAATGATGGAGATTGGACAGACAATGAAAATGAATTTAATGAATATCCATTAGATGATAAACAATATGTTATTGATAAAAATAAAGAAGGATATGAGCAATACAAACAAGCTTTACAAGATTTAGCTGATGAATTGGGAGCAGAACTTAATATTCCCTATGGAGATTCATTTTATATTGAAAAGGGAGACAAAACAATTTCTTTTAGGAATCATGATGTAAAACCGAGTACAAGGGCACATCATCATGAGATATATCCAATACTTCATAATGATGGAGTAAGTAGTTTTGAATTAGATAATGCTATTGAATGGATAAATAAGCAAGATGATATTCGCTTTAAGAAAAAAGAATCCGAAGGAGAAAAGTTTGCCGGTTCGATATTCGATGAGAAAGCAGCTTTAGACAAAAAAGAACAGAAGCTCCGCGAAAAGATTAAAACAACACCAAAGCTTAAAGAGACCCATTACTCACATACATTAATAAAAAACAAAATACGTGATTTAAAACAAGGGTGGAAGTTAGGTAAGCAGGATACTAAAAAGAACCTTGTAGCCATTCAAAAGGCTATTATTAACTATGCTAAAAAGAATATGCCTTTTGACCAGGCAGGGAAAGCGGATGTTAATAAATTATTATCCTTAATAAATAAAGCGGACAACCCTACTAAATTAGAAGATGCTTACAATAAGATTAACGAGATTGTTTATGGTTTAAACAAGGGTGATTACATCAATAAAATTGATAAGCTCCTTAAAGGCAATAAACCAAAGAAGGTAAACGGTAAACCTAAAGGAACGTTAGACCCGGATGTTTACGCAGCGTTAGACAAGATAAGGGCAATACGCAAGATGACTCCCGATGAGTTTGAGAAGTATTATGAGAACATTGAAGAGCATGATGTTGAGACAGTAGTTTATGCTACCATGTTTGGTAATTTAGAAGATAAATCGCCCGAACAGTTGGCTGATTCTTATAAAAAACTAATTGACATTGTCGATGAAGGGAAGGTTTGGTTTAAAGAAGAGATGGAGGCCGAAAAGAAAAGGCTTAAAAACCTACGCTACGAAGTTATTGGTAAAATAACCGGCGGTAAAGGCATTTTACCGGCACAGGAATATCCCGGAGGTGTACCAATAAAAAAAGGGAACGTTGACCAGTTTTTAAATCAGAATCAAAGTTTTGAGTGGATATTAGACAAACTCTCCAAAGATAAGACCGAAGAGACCGCACAGGGAATGATGCAGGAGTATTTTGGTGATTTAGTGCATAAATCTACCAATGCGGAAGTGAAGGGTATTAACAATATGACCGAGTTAATACATGATAAGGCAGCGGAGATATTCGGAAAAGATAAGAAAAGGTTAGCCCGGGTATTTGCTAAAAATTCGGTTAAAGATAAAAACTCAGGGGTAACATTCAGGAGTAAAACAGGAAAACGCAAAGAGTTGGCATTATCACAGAATGAAGCTTATAAAAAGTGGATGGAGTGGCAAGACCCAACTTTAGAAGCTACATTTAAAGAAATGGGATGGGATGAAACGACCAAGGCCGAGCTGGATGAGTTTATGACACCCGAAGTTAAGAAGTGGGCTAAATGGCAGTTAGAAGAGTTTTATCCAATGTACTACGAAGGGGTGAACGAAAGGTTTCGTGAAGCATATTTTGTGAACTTACCATTTAATGAAAAATATTCTCCTATACGAAGAGAGGTAACGGCAGTAGCAGATAAAGATGATGCTTTATTAAAAGGCAGCTCTATGTTAGCCAGTGTTGGAAGTGGCAGTTTGAAATCAAGGGTTGCTAACATAAACCATCTTCAAATGTTAGATGGAGACCAGGTGTTATCATCTCATATCAGTGAGATGGAGCACTTTAAGGCATGGGTACATACCATGAAAGAGTTACGTTCTGTGTTTGGTTCAAGAGGGGTTCAGCATGTTATAAAATTTGAGCATGGGAACGGAATCCGAAAGATACTAAACCAACAGATTAATGATTTTGCCAGTGCGGGTAGGGACCGGGCAGATGTGATTGATACTATTGATAAGATACGCAGGGCATTTGTTACAGCGGAGTTAGGGTTGAACTACACTATTTTCCCAAAACAGTTAGTGTCTGTATTAACGTATATGTCAGAAATGCCGGTACATAACTATTTAGGTGGAATGATGAATTTAGCCTTAAATTTCAGAACCGCTATTAACACTATAACAGAATCGACAACCGTAAAAGACCGATACAAAAAAGGATGGACTCACGAAGTGCGCTCAGCGTTGAAATCTGATAATACTAAAAAATTATCCGGGGCAAGGTCTACCTTAAATGATTTAAGGAACTTATTAATGATACCTGCTAAGTTGGGTGACTTTGGTGGTGTATTAGGTGGTTGGAGTGTTTACCATTATCATTATAAGAAACAGAAAGATTTAGGTAAAACAGACAGCGAAGCTCATCAATATGCTTTAAATAAGTTTGAAAGAGCTATGTCTCGTTCACAGCAGTCAGCACGGTTAGCGGATACCTCTGAGTTACAAAAAGGTTCATGGGGGAAACTATTTACCATGTTTAAAAACTCACAACAGCAGTATTTCCGGTACGAATCCGCAGCTATCAGGAATTTAATAAAAGGAAGGGGTTCTAAACTTAATAACATAAAAATAATTGCTTTATACCACGTATTATTACCTGTAGCATTTCAGGCTATCGCTAATGCGTTTACAGATGATGATGATGAAAAAGAAAAGAAAAGGTTATTAAGAGCCGGGATATTAGGTTCGTTTAACGGGATACTTATTGCTTCTGATATTATTGAATATGTTTTAGAAAAAGCCATGGGTGAAAAGTGGAGCTATTCTGCTACTCCATTAGAGGGAGCAGTAAATAATATTGGTTATGGTACATATAATATATCTACAGGATTGAAAGATATGGACAGGGAGAAGATAATGAAGGGTGTAGAACAGTTAGGTTATGGTATTAATAATATGTCCATTGGTTTGCCATACAGGCCTACAAAAAAGCTCATTCAAAAAGTAAAAGATGCGAAAGAACCGGAAAGAGTTCGTGCGGAAGAAGCAGAAGATGAGTTTAAAAAGCTGAAAAAGAAAAACATGGATTGGAGAAGTCAGGCTAAAAAGCTCAAAGAGAAAGGCGATGAAGAAGGCATGTATAATATGCTTAACAATGATAAATATATAGACCGCCAATATACGATTAAGTACATTAACCAGGATTTGAAATATATTGAAAGGGATTATGAAGAAGGAAAAATTTCAGACAAAGAGTATTATCGAAAAAAAGCGGCAGTCATTGATAAACACATGAAAAAATTACAACGATGAAAAAGGCACAAGAAATAGATTTTAGGGTAATTAACCTTGACACATTACAGATAAAACCAAAGGTTAAAAAGAATATTTACGCACAGGATGAAGATGTAAGGGAGAATATATCTCTTTTAGAAAAATGCCGTGAATATTATGATTCTTTGTATGATTTTAGGAATCGCAGGAAAAGAAACAGGGAATATTATAGGGGCAACCAGTGGGGTGATATTATAGTAAATCCAGATACCGGGGAATCTACTACTGAGGAGAATTATATTAAATCACAGGGCAAAGTTCCTATGAAGCAAAACATCATCCGGCAGTTAATAAAAAACTTGTTAGGCCAGTACAGGCTTAATCCTACAAAATCAATTGTTATCCCACGAAACTCAGATGATAGTGCATTAGGAGATATTTTGAGTAATACGTTACAAGCAGGGTTAGACCTTAATATGGCTAAGGAGCTTGATGTAAGAAATTATGAAGAGTTTCTTATTAGCGGTGCCTCCGTAGGTAAAGTTGGTTTTAAATACTGGAAAGAGAGGAATGATGAAGATTTGTACATTGAAAATACAAATCCAAACCGGATGTTTTTTAATACAGATATAGAAGATATCCGATTAAAAGATATCAGTCTTATTGGCGAAATTATTGATATGGATATAGATGAGATTATTGGTGCCTTTGCTACTTCGGATAAAGAAGCCGAAGTGATACGCTCCTGGTACAATGATATATCACAAAATCCTATTGTTTCTTACAGTGCCTTATCATCAGACAGGGTTGATATGTTAGATTTTTACATCCCGGAGGAGAATAAATGTAGGGTATTTGAAGTGTGGGAACTAAAATCTAAATGGATAGTGTTAGCCCACGACCCGGCAACGGGTGAATATGGTCCTGTAGATTATACCATGGAAGAGATTGATGAGATGAATCAGGAGAGAATACGTGTAGGAAAAGAACAAGGAGTACCGGAGGATAGAATACCGCTTATTGAAGCAAAAGATAAATATGAACAACAATGGTATGTTAAATTTCTTACACCCTATGGAAATTGTCTGTGGGAAGGGAAATCACCTTATGAACATGAAGAACATCCTTACGTACTTACATTGTACCCACTGTTAGATGGTGAAGTATGGGGGTTGGTAGAAGATATTATTGACCAACAAAGGTCTATAAACCGTTTAATATCGTTAATGGACTTTGTGTTAGGGGCAAGTGCAAAGGGTGTTTTATTGGTACCCGAAGATGCTATCCCGGACGATATGGATATTAATGATATTGCTGATGAGTGGAGTAAATTTAACGGGGTTATAAAGATTAAAACCAAGCCTGGAATAGATTTACCGCAGCAGATATATGGTAAAGCCGCCAATATAGGTATTAACGAACTGTTAGGATTACAGATGAAGTTAATGCAGGAGATAGCCGGAGTTTCGGGTGCGATACAAGGGCATACACCAAAGTCAGGTACTCCATCAAGCCTGTATGCTCAGGAAGCCCAAAATTCAGCCGTAAACTCTAAAGATTACACCGATTTTTTCTCATGGTACAAGAAAAAAAGGGACATGAAAGCTTTACAGGTACAAATGCAATTCTATAAAGAGAAAAGATATTTGGCCGTTTCCGGGAAACGATACGACCCATCAACATTAGTTTATGACCCGGAGAAAGTAAAAAATGTACCTTTTGAAATGGTTGTAACACAAACCAATGATACGCCAGTACACCGACAAATGACTGATGATTTATTATTTGAATTATTAAAAGGACAGTTTATTAATATCAGGATGTTTTTAGAAAATTCAAGTCTCCCATTTGCCGATAACCTATTACAGTCAATAGACAAAGCACAGCAGCAAATTCAGCAAGGACAGTTACCGCAAGATTTTAATGTTCCGGAAGATGCCCAGGCAGATCCAAGGGCTATGGAATTAATTAACCAGATGTTGAACAAACAATAAAGTTATGATTGACAATGAGTATTTAAAATGTCCTAAATGTGATTCTCGAAATATTAGAGCTAATGGAGATATAAGTTACAGGAAAACAGAGAAAGTATTTGTTAGACAAATATATTGCAAAGACTGTGGTAAATATTCACGTATAAAAGTTAATAATACGGATGTAGAGCTATTACATGAGAATGTAAGATATCAAAAACAGAAACAGAAATTTCAGGACACAAATAGGATTGAGCGTAAAGCGTTCCGGGAGAATGCTCGCATAGAAAACGCTGTAGAGGCATATGCAAGTGAGATATCACAAATATTAAAATCTCAGGCAAGAGAGTTAAGAAAAATTAACATCCCGGAGTTAAATATTTCCATTACTGATAATGTTGGAGTAATTCATTTAACAGATATTCATGCTAATGAATTAATTGATTTACCTCACAATAAATATAATTTTGAAATACTGGCTAAACGATTGGCTAAATTAGCCAATGAGTCTATACGTATTTTTAGCTTGTATGGTATCAACACTGTTTTAATTGCTCATACCGGGGATGCTTTAAACAGCGATAGAAGGCTTGACGAACTTCTTAATCAAGCAGTTAACAGGGCTAAAGCATCTGTTTTATTACAACATATTCTAACCCAGTTTATTTTACATATACGGTCCTATTTTGCCGTTAAAATAGTTTCTGTGTTAGGGAATGAGTCCAGAATAAATAAAGAGATGTCCTTTGCTAATAATGTAATATCCGATAATTATGACTTTACGATATTTGCAAATTTAAAAGAGAAATTTCAGTTTGCAGGAATAGACCATATTGAGTTTGGTTCTATTGATAAAATGGAAGAAGTAGTTGAGATTAATGGCCAACGGTGGTTAATAACTCACGATTATAATAAAGCCACAAATAAGCAAAATGATACTCAAAGTACCATTGGCAGGTATTATTTATCCGGGAACCCGATAGATTTTGTAATTGGAGGGCATATCCACGCTACAAGGAATACAGACTATGCAGCGAGAGGTTCAAGTATAGCAGGTTCTAACACTTATAATGAGCATGCTTTAAATTTAATTGGAAGAGCCGGGGCTAACATATTTGTTGTAAACGCTAAAAACAGAATCACTATTAATATAGATGTTCAAGATGTAACAGGCGTTGTAGGCTATGATATAATTAATAAGTTAAAAGCTTACAATGCAAAATCTTTGGAGAAAACAAAAAAACGTGAAACAGTATTTAAAGTGACTATATGATAAACTACCCACCCACAGCAGAGCTGATGAGTGGGCTTTCGCTTCCTTTTCGTAAAAATTTACTTTTTTCACTTTTTAAAACCGCTAATTCCTTTTCGCAGTCGTATAAACGCTGATACTCACCTATTGATATTTTAACGTATTCTTTCAATTTTTCACGAGATTAAAAAGGCAAATCATTCTCTTTGGATGTATTCTCCGGCATATTCTCTTCTTTTGGCATAGGTGTATCTTGTTGAGTGTTTTCCTTTTTACCACCTAACATTTGCATACTATCACCTATTACTTCGGTAGAGTAATGTTTTTTACCATCTTTGTCCTCCCAACTCCGGGTTTTTACCTTCCCTTCGATATAAAGGAGGTCACCTTTTTTTACGTACTGTTCAGCTACTTCGGCTAACTTTCTCCAAAGGACAACCTGGTGCCATTCGGTATTTTCTTTCTTGTTTCCCTCTTTGTCTTTAAAGACTTCATTGGTGGCCATTGAAAATTTTGCAACGGTTAACCCACTGTCTAAATGTGTGGTTTCTACTTCTTTCCCCACTCTTCCTACTAAAATAATTTTGTTAATCATACTTTTATAATTGAGTTTTTAATAAATGACAAATATTTTGGCAAGCATCGCCGTTTCCAAAGAACTTTCCAGTTTTACTTGACGGTTCCTTCTCGGCTGCTTGAATAATTTTAAATGCGTTGGTACCAGTTAATGTATTCCAGTTGTCATGTAAAGTATCTGTCCACTCTGTTTCTTTACGTAAAGTAATACATTGGGTACCTAAAATGTAAGCTTCTTTTTGTATTCCCCCGGAGTCTGTAAATACTTTGTCGGCCCTTCCTATTAGCTCTAACATTTTAGCATAACCTACGGGCGACCATAGTTTTACATTATCCGGCACTGCAATAACATCTAATATAGGGCGCACCCTTGGGTGTACCGGAAATATAATAGGTACCTGTAATTCATTGAATGCTTCAAACACCCTGCTTAAATTAACAACATTTGTGTTCTCTGCCCGGTGTATAGTTGCTAAATAGAATTTATCGGGTAATTTTTTAATCTTTGTTTTTTTGGAGTTAATGATAGCATCTACCATTACATCCCCTGTAAAAAATGATTTAGATACCAGGTTTTCTGCTAAAAGATTATCCATAGCATTCATGGTAGGAGCAAATAATAAGTCAGAGGCATGGTCGGTCATAATCCGGTTAATCTCCTCCGGCATTTTACGATTCATTGACCTTAGCCCTGCTTCAACGTGTGCAATAGGGATATGTAGTTTTGCGGCTGCTAATGCTCCTGCTAATGTTGAGTTAGTATCTCCATAAACAATAACCATTTTGGGCTTTAATTCCATGAGCTTAGATTCAATACCCAGCATCATCATACCTGTTTGTTGTGCGTGGGTGCCGGAACCTACATTTAAATTAATATCTGGTTTAAAATCAAACTCTTTAAAAAAGATATCGCTCATGTTATGATCATAGTGCTGCCCTGTGTGAATTACTGTTTCGTTAAACTCTTTTTTTAGCGATTTTGATAATATCGCGGCTTTTACAAACTGCGGCCTTGCTCCTACTATTGATACAATCTTTTTCATAATCCCTTCATTTTCAACTTCACTAAGGCTAATTTAGTTTAAACAAATTAAAAATAACCGTATGCTTTCCTTTTTGTAAATTTTATCGTAATATTTATTGTCTAATTCCAACATGACTTTCTATCATTTTTTGTTTTAAACTTTCGTATTTTTTTGTTAGTTCAGGGTTTTTCTTTATTTTGATATGTAAAGAATTGTTTGAAACAATATAGTTCCATGTAGGTTCCGGGTTGTAGACAAAAACATTTCCTTCTCCCTCATATACCCGAAGCCAAAAATCATAAAATGCGTAATTCCCCCATTCTAATTTAAATGGTCCGTACTTTTTTATTAAATCTTTATGAATTAAAGCACAATCGCTTATAAAATTTCCTTCAAGGTGCTTTTTATGTGAGTAGTTATGAAAATACCTTGTTCTAACAATTCCATCAAAAGTTATATCAAAGGCAGAGTAACAAACTAATTTTTTATGTTTTTTACACAGGCCTATTTCATCATACAATTTTGTTTGATATGCTTCATCATTCCCGGAGGTATAAGCAAACCATTCATGTTTGATGTACGTTAATGCTTTATTTAATTGAGGGTATATTCCCGGTTGTTCTGAAACACATAAATCAATTTCTTTATACTCTTTGGCTAATTGGATTGAATTATCTCCTTTTACTGTAGATAAAATAAGTTGAACATCTATGTTTTTTTGGGTTAGATAACTTTCAATGGCCCAACGTAAATTTTCCAAGTTATCTTTGTATGTATTAATAATAACCGAACATTTGTCATTTTTTTGGGCAGGCTTGACTTTTATTGTTGTTTCCTTTTTAGGAAACTTTTTATCTTTATAAAAATCAGTATCTAACCAATCATCCCTAAATTGGAGGTATTCTTTTACCTCTGTTGCTACTTTGGGAGTGAATTTTCCCATGTAATTACTTTCATTTTTAATAATTTTTACAATATCGCTTACAGTACGATAATTTATAGCATTCGGAGTGTTCCCATTCCAAACAACTCTCCGTCCCATCAATCCCAGTTCGGACACCGTATTACTCAACCCATCATGTTTTGTTAATCTAAGGCCTAAAAAACATTTTTGATATACTTTTATCAACTCTTTTCTGGTGTATGTATCTTTAGTTGCTAAAATTATTTTAATACCGGGGAGGCTTCTTTTTATTTGCGGAATATACTTTCCTCCATATACCTGTGAATTTGTTGTAGAGGTGTACATAAAAATATATCTACCCAATCTGCAAGGTTTAATATCATCATTTGTATGAGGTGTAATAGGGATTGAATAAAAAGGGATATTCAGCTCCCGGAGGTCATTTTCTATAAAATTCGATATCGCGATATGGAATAAATCTTTTCTATTCTTTATATATTTTACAAAATCAGGTGTTTGCTTTAAATGAATAGCATCCGAACCGGCCCAAACAATTACAGCAAATCCTTTGTGGTTTTTTAAATAACGATGTTGCTTTTGGTATAAACCAAAAAATACAGCAGGTTTATAAGGGTTTTTGTACGGTTTTAGACCGTACTTTTTTAGAAATACATCTTTAAAAAATTTTACTCCTACATATGCCTGTTGTATTTTCATAAATCTAAAATCCTATTCCAAAATTGCATATCAACACTCATCCCTAAATTACCCGCACATTCTATCTCTGTTTTTATTTGTTTTTGGTCGTTTGGAGATAAGTGCTTCCAATTACGCTTCACCTCATCAGAAACTACTTTAGTTATGTAAGTGCTTCGTCCCAGTGCGTACCTAAATGCAGACAATAATATTATGTCGGGTTCTTTAAATTTCATTATTCTTTGTCTAATATTTCAATTCTATGCATAATGTAAAATAGCATTCCTATAATAAGGAAGTCATTCCCGTACCAGAAACTTGCTATACATAGTGCAATACTTATTATGATAAAAAGATATTTCCACTTCATAACTCATTTCTTTTATTTAGCCCTATTGGACCTACGATGTTTTTAATTAAATCCTGCAACTGTTTATTTAATCCATTATCATTATAATTTAAAAACCACCTACGTAAACACATTTTTCGTAATGTGTCATAGTTGTCTACCGGGCGGTAAATTCCTGCTTTAATAGTAGGTGTTTTTTTTAAGTCGTAAAATGGTGCCTTTGTATAGTTGTTAAAGTATAATGTGTTAAAAAGGTAAGCATTTTCTTCTAATCGGTAGTGTTGAATAATTTTAGATATTTTGGCTTTATTAAATAACCTGGGTAGGTGTGTTTCATAGTTCCATGTTCTTTTGCCCTCCGACCTTAACTTAGCAATAGTCCTGTTAAAAAGGCTCTTCCATTCAGGAGATGGGTTGTAATTAAACCTGCTAAAATCGAAATTTTCTCCTATATGCCCGTTGGATATTGTTACTTTAAAGTTGTCTAATGTTAAAGAACGTAACAGCATAATATCATCATACATATAAATAAAATCATCATTAATTTTAGAGTGGTCGGTAATTACTTTTAGTTTTTTAATAGAATCAAATACTTTGGCGTTTATTCGTCCTTTTTCTCTTACACAAGGGATATGAGTTACTCCTTTTATTCCAGGGCTGTCTCCTACAACAAAAATTTTGTAACGATCTCCTGTAAAATATTTTTCAATACTTTTAATGGAGTAATATAATTCCTTCCAGTTAGATTTTATGTATACGTATACAAAATGAGTCACACTAAAATATCTTTAATTTCTCCTATAAGGTGTCCCGGAATTTCCCTTGTGCCGTTTTTTAACCTCTCTAATAGGTCAAATATTTTATGAAGCTCATCTTTATTAAGTAAACAAGCTTCGGTGTATATGGTGTAGATATCATTATCTTCGAGGGTATCTATAATCTCAATATCTATCTTTGACTCTATCTCTTTAAAGATAAGTTTTAATAAATCTCTTTTATAGATATGCTCTAACGCTTCTGCCGGAACATTACTCTTTGCAATTTCTAACTTGCTAATTTTAACGTTTGGTTTTAGTAACATAATTTTTCCTTTTGGTGTAATAAACGGATTCATTAATAAGGTCAATAAATGTTAACCCTTTAGGTAAATTACCGTTGGCCTGCATCTTTTTAATCATCCCTTTATGAAGTACCTGGTAGTTCCCGTTCCAATCCGGGAGGACATAAAACCTCCTTCCGTTGTATTTTTTGCTGTTAGCATCAGCCAACACTTTTGCTCTCCATACAGCAAGCATATCCCATTTTACACGGATATAATCGGCTAACCACTCAAATAACCCTTTAGCTTCTTTGGCTGCCGTTTTATGCTGAAAGGCTAACCATATTCTCAATTCATCCTGGGAGGGTATCAGTAACCTTCCGTTTTTTTCTTTAAATGGTACGTTGTTGTGAGCAACCATATACCACCCATACTGCTTGTTAAATTGCTTTTGCTTTATATTCATGATTATTATTTTTTTTCAAAGTGAATACATCCAAACATCTCATCAGTTACAAAACAATATCTTGACTTTGTAACATCACCTATTGGAGGATTTGCACTTTGAGATTCAAACCTATTAACATTCATGTATTTAGATGTTAAATTACCTCTGTCTAAAACACATACATCACCTTCATTATCTGTTTCAAACTTCCATTTAGGACAGGTACATATTCCTTTAAAAACACTATATTCAAGTTCTGCTTGTTGAGTTTTCCAGTGTTTGCAGTTTTTACAAATGTTATTCATAAATATTTCGGCAAGGAAACCCATTGATGCCGTAGGCTCGATGGGAGGAATTGCCGCTCCATAATTAATTTGTTTTCAAATATAGGAAAATATATTAAATAATTTACTATCTTTGTGAAATGAAGTTGACACTGAAAATAAAACTTTTGCCTACCGATGAACAAGCTAACTTGCTTCTCGAAACGATGAAGGAAGCTAATACTGTTTGCAATGCCATTTCTGATATAGCTTGGCAAGAAAAGATTTTCAATAATTTTAAGTTGCATCACCGAGTTTACCACGCTTACAAGGCTACGTTTCAACTTTCCTCTCAAATGCTTATAAGACAAATAGCTAAAGTTGCTGATGCTTATAAGTTGGACAAGAAAACTAAACGCACATTTAAACCGCTTGGTAGTATTGCTTATGATAGTCGAATAATGACCTACAAACCTAACAACGTGGTTTCTTTGTGGTGTATTGGTGGCAGACAGAAGATTGACTTTGTTTGCCATAATCTTGACTACATTCCTTATATAAAGGGAGAAGCTGATTTGGTTTACAAGAAAGGTAAGTTTTACCTTTTTCAAACCGTTGATGTTCCCGAAGAAGATGTTGAGGATGTTGAGGAATTTGTTGGTTGCGATTTTAAGCATATCTAAAAACATATCCTTTACAAGTTTTGTTTCGACCAGTTAAATGTGAAGACATAGTTCCCTGACTTACACCTACATGTTTTGCTGCTTCATTTACTGATGTGTGTGTCATTATCTTATTACCTTCTAAATCACACTGTACCACTTTCTTTTTTCTCAAATACGATTTGTTTGATTTAGAAATTTTATCACGATGTTCTTTTGATAGTTTTTTCCCAAAACGTGCCTGTCTAATCTTTTCCTTCGTTTCTTCCGAATGTGTCTTACCGTAAAACGGATTATTTTTACCTAAATACATTTTAGATTTTGTTTCAGACATTTTCTTTTTTGCCTTTTCAGTATGATTCCAACCTCTTGCACAATCGCCACCATCTTTCATATTATATTCAGGATTAAGTTTATCAATCCAAAAAATCTCACGCTCGTTAAGTAATCCAAAATTATCAACTCTTTCTAAAACAGATATTTCAAACTTATCCCACCCATACTTCTTGATAGCACGATATAAAACACAATCTCTATAAATTAAATGCCCGTTTCTATTCTTTCTATGGTCATTAAACCTCCTTAAAATATTTTGTGCTTGACCTATATATATTTTATTGTTAACGATACATTTTAATTGATATATACCTGCAAAATCATATTGAGGTAATTCAGTTGGTCTGCCTTGCTTATTGCCAGTTGGTACATAAGTTCTCTTATGATATTCTTTCAGGTATTCTGTTCTGTCTTTTGCCATGATATTATTATTTAACAACAAAGATACAAAAACTATACCAGTAAACCCAATACCTTTATATATTTTTTTGGTTTGACCACAATCGCTCATACTTCTGATAATGTTGAGTTTTCTGCTGATGGGCTTAACAAATATCGTGAACATCGGCAAAAGGTTCGGAGTTCTATTCAAGCAAAGGCAGACACTTCTAAACGTTCCACTAAAAGGAATTGTAGAAAATTGTCTAAACGGCTTCAAGGCAAAGAAAGAACTCATACCCAAATTGTTAATCACACTATTGCAAAATCTATTATTCTTTCTGCTAAAGAAAGTGGTAAAGGTGTTGCTATCGAAGATTTGACCAACATTAGGTTTACTTCTAAACGAAGAAACAAAAAGTTTAGAACAAAACTTGGTAAATGGTCGTTTGGTCAACTTCGCTCTTTTTTGGAGTACAAAGGATTGCTTTATGGCGTTCCTGTTGTGGTTGTTGACCCTCGATATACGAGCCAAACTTGTAATGTGTGTAAATATCTTGGCAAAAGAACTAACAAACACTTTAAGTGTAATAACTGCGGAAACGATATGGATGCAGACGTTAACGCATCGCTGAATATCGCTACGCTTGGACGTGCAGTAAATCACGTTGAAAAATCGACTATGTATTGCTCTTTGCATTCGTTGTCAGGTTTAAAGCCCATCCCATCGCTTTAGCGTGGGTGGGTAGTTTACACTTTTAATTTTATCGTTCTGTAATTATGTATCGTAGGATGCACTGTTATTTTACCTTGTTTATACAGTTCGTTTAACTCCTGCTTGGGTAGCTCTCCAAACTTTTTTATCACTTCTATTTCTGTTATATAGCACCACCCTGTTTTTTTGTATCGTTCGTGTAAAAAATTTAAGACATCATCAGTACGCATCCACCCTGAATTAAGTAATTATCTCTAAAATCAGTATCTTCAAAATTTTTGCCTGTGTACCCAACCGATTCAATAGTTATTAATGACCCGGAGGTATTGGTAATAACAAATCTTTCTCCACGAAAGAAAATAGTCATCCCTTTTCTTAAAAAAGCTTCGTTTACAACAACATCAATCTTGTACAGATACTTAAATTTAATTATTGGAATATTACAAAATCGTTTAATAGCTCTTATAATTTTAGATTCCTGATAAGTAACGTCTTTCCAAAATCGGTTTACGCTTATTATCTTTAATTTTCTGATACTTAAATTAATTTTTTCGGACTTAAAACCTTCTTTGCTCATAACTTTAAAATGATGCTTCGTTAATAATTTTTGATTTCCTTCTTTCATGTTTTTCATACTCTACAGGTTTGTCCATGTAAGAATATGCCAACCATACAGCTCCGGCAGTAGTTATAACAATATCATCGTGTTGTCCATCTACAGCTCCATATGTGCCATCTTCTTTCAACTCAAACCAATCCATCTCATCACATGCACGTGCATCTAATTCAATGTATAAATTATCCCTTAATGCTGCATTTAAGGTGTCTATAATCATTGGTTTTGTTTGTTTATTGGTATGGAAACCATATTTAGCAGGTATATCTTTAATCTTATCCGGGGCAGTTCTCATGTAGAGATTATCGTAATAATCCGCTATTTGGTCTAAAACAGTTAAAGAGTGGTCTCCCTCGTCTTTCTCTGTTTTTAAAGAGTTTGATTCTACTGCCAATAGAGCATTATTGTAGAACGAAGCTAACTGGGCTGCCTTCCATGCGAACAAGTCCTGGTCTAAGTGGCCACGCCATCTTGCCACAACCATAGGAACTCCGCCATCAACCATATCATATCTATCTATCACTGTTACAACAGACCAGTCAGCATCTTTCGTTCTACCACCCACATCAGCAAACGCAGCATACCTATTCTTCATATTAACAGACTTGTCGGGTAACGCCCATACCCACAAGTTACCATTGTTTGTTTTATCAAATTTTATATTTACAAGGGTCTTTTTACCCCTGTTTGATTCACCAAATAATTCTCCTTTAAATGTAGGTTTACAGTTATATTTACGTGCCTGTAAAACATAAGAGGGAGCAAAAGCCCTTCTACCTGTACTCTGAAACATTTCTTTTTCAGTAGAAGGAAACTCTGACATCATTCTCCACATATCGCCGCTAAACTCATCTCTCAGGATTGTCCGAAACCAATTAATCCCCTCTAACGTAGCTCCTAACTCCCACAAATACCATTCATACTCACTCATGCTACGTATAAACTTCCCTACATCTTTAATCTCTAATTGATATCTTTCAATCTCCCACCACGCCACAAAAACAGCAATATATCCATCTTCACCATTCATACTCGCCGTGTAAGAACGATGCCAGTAGTTACCAACTCCTTTAGCTGTACTCTCTTCTACAACCATTGTTAATGGTAAATAAGGTACTGTACCTCTTATTGATTGTATTAAATCTTCCGGTTTTTTACCCTCCGTTGTTTTCCAACTCGCACACTCTGAAAAGTGAGCTAATTTTAAGTCGGTGGAACGCAAACTTTCAGGTCTTTGCATAGAGCCAATAGAAATAATACAATCCCTTTCAATATACTTTTTATTTTTTGTTGAACCTTCAAAAGCAGAAAGTGTTACCGAACTTATATCTTCGGGGTAATGCCTTGCCACATTAGAATACATTGCCCGGATAGTTCTTGCTTGATCTTCAACATCAGCAACAATACATGAGTTCCACCCGGTTTTATGCCTTGTCTGAATCCACTTCATGTATAACTGGGTAAGGGTACTTCCTCCCCACTGCCTTGCTTTACCTATTTTTACTCGTATAGGTAAGTTCTTTAGTCGCTGTGTTTCAAAAGCTTTTAGTAACTTCCTTTGAGGTCTGTTTAATTTAAAAAGTATATCCTGCCCAGATTCTTTGTCTTTAATTTTATTTGTAGTGTAAGCATAAAATTCAAAGTCGTGGTCTAACCTACACTCAGAAATCCCACCAACATACTCTTTAAAATTTTTACTTACATTATTATTCCCTTTATCACCAGAAACATTTTTAACAAAATCGTAAGCACAATTATATTTTAATGCCTCTTTTATTGCAGGAATACCTTTCATGCTCTCCGGGATGAGTATATATTCATCCCCCCGGAGCATAAATTTAAACCGGGGAATAGGTGAGCCTATACCTATAATAGGGTCATAAAGAGCATTTATTACCTCCCTACGCTTTTTGTTCTCCGATATGGTGCCTTTTATGTCCACTTAATTTTAATTGTTTTCTGATTATTCTTGCGGTGGTATCCGGACTTAGGTAAAATTTTGCCGCTACCTCTTCGTAAAACTTTTTCTTCTCAAGGCTTCTTGCTAACTCTCCATACTTCTTTAAAACTTCAAAATATTCCTCAAGTATCGCTTCATCTCTCTCCAACTTCACGGGGTCATCCTTCACTCTCATACGCTAAATTTTAAAATTTTAACCAAAGTATTTCATTAAATGTATAAATCCCAATTTTAAAGGGATTACTAACACACATGTTATAAACAAATTAGATAGATTTACATGAGTTTTAATTATAAATAATATTTATGAAATATGGCTGAAGAGATTGAACAACAAGAGATTGAGAACGAAGAAGTTGAAAATCGTGAGGAAATTGACACAGAAGATGCTGATGTTAATAACGATGAGGAAGACGTTCAGGAAGATGATGATGACGAATCGGAAGGTGTTGAAAATACTGAGGATTCGGAAGAGTCGGAGGAGGAAAAAGATATTAACAAAGAGGGAAAATCCGAAGAAGAAGAAAAAGAGGAAGAAGAGTCGGAGGAGGAAAAAAAATCTTTGGGTAGTATCATTAAAGAAAAATATCCTGATGTAACCGATGAAAATTTAGAGGAATATACGACTAAATATATCTCTGAATTACAAAAAGAAAATGAAGAGTTATTGGAGTATCAGGAGAAAAACCGTGAAGTAAACGGTAAGTTGGTAGAAATTCTTGAAAGTTCTGATGAGTTAGGGATGGTTATTAGAGATATGGATAAGGGTGCCACGTTTGTAGAGGCACTGGCTTACAATGTAGATATTGATGATTTAAAACCTCCTAAAGATTCTCCTGATTATAAAAAATGGGAAGAGGCAAAAGCCGAACGTGTAAAACGTATTGAAGAGTCTCAAAAAGCTCGTAAAGAATTTGAAGAAAACAAAAACGAATCTATCTCAACGCTTCGGAATTTTTTCGAAGAAAATGAAATTAAAGAAGAGGATGCAGCAAAGTTCACTGAGAAGGTTGATAATATCATTACTGATATCAGTAGAGGTAAATATAGTAAACAAGCCTTGACCTTTTTCTGGAACGCCCTAAATGCTGAACAGAAAATTAAAGATGCAGAAAAAGTGGGTGAAATAAAAGGCAAGAACGCAAAAATCGAGACAAAGAAAAAAGAGAAAAAGGGTGATGGCATCCCTAAATTAAGTAGTTCAAAAACAAAACCAAAAAAGAAAGATAATCCTGTGGATAAAGTTGTAGATGGATTTCTGTCGCGGCAAAGCAGGTTTTAGTTATTAACCAAATAAATACATTGATATGAAAAAATTTATTAAAATATTAGTAGGAATAACCGGAGTATTAGTAATGCTTGCGGTAGCAGCCGGAGTAATCTCTTATGGAGATGTGGTTGATTTTGTAACCAATAATAGTGATGGGGTAGTATATGGTATGGCTACCGTAGCCGTTAATGATACCGTAAGTACCGCCGAAGGGTTAACTGCCGGTGGAGGTGAATTTTTAGATAATAAAATATCTAAAAAAATTAACAAAATTAAACCATCGAAAACACCTATTGACACATTGATTCGAAGTGCCGGTATTGTAGTGCCCGTAAAGTCATGGAAGTATGAGTACTACTCAGTAGATACACGGGGGCGTGAAGATACTTTATCTTCTGCATTTGATACCAGCGCAAGTGGTACTTTTGATTCAGCTAATGATGTACACACTATTAATGTATCAACTGCAAGTATGTGGAATAAAGATGATAACATCTTAGTCCAGGGTATTCCCGGTAGTGATGGTGATGATTTAGTATTACACATTATTGGCAAAACAGGAAGCACATTATCTGTGATGCCATTGAATGGTACTGGGGCAGAGGGTAAAGATATTCCCGATATTGCATCAGGAACAAAAATTACCCGTTTAGGACCAGCCAAAGCGGAAAAAGATGCACAAACTACTCCTTATGGTAAGTTACCAGATAAATCATGGAACTACAACCAGATATTCATGGAACAAGTAGAAGAGTCTGTGTATGAAGCATTACATACCAAAGAGGTTGAATGGGGGTTGAAAGATTTTAAAGCCCAATCAATTTTTGACCTTCGTGAATCTATGGAATATAGTTGTTTACGAGGTGTACGGTATAAACTTTATGACCCGGATGATAATGATTACATTTATAATACCGGTGGTTTATCACGATTTATTGAAACTGATATTGAGTATAACCTAAACGCTATTACCGATGCTAATTTTGTAACATGGACAAAAACTATGTTTACAGGTAATGCAGGTAGTGACAACCGTTATTTCTTTGTAGGTTCCGGTCTTAATGAGCAGTTACATAGCGTAAGTACAATCACTAAGCAGTTAGAGGCTAAATCTACCGAGGTTAAGTATGGTATCACTTTTTCTAAAATTGAGACCAATTTCGGAGTATTTTATATTAAGCACCACCCATTGTTTGATAAGATTGGATGGACTAATTACGGAATGATACTTGACTTAAACAACATTGAGAAATTCATTTACAAACCTATGGAGGTTCGTGAATTAGAATTAAAGAAATCCGGACAAAGAAATGTGAACGCATTTGTTATTGACGAAACATTCGGATTAGCATTAAGATATCCAGATACTCACGCCATAGTTAAGCCAGCAGCCAGTTCATAGTAATTATTAACTAAATGGGTAGGGAATAAGCCCTACCCATTCTAAAAACAATTAAAAGGTATGTTAAAGATTTATCAAAGTATCCGTGCTTATAAATTAGTTACGGAAGTTAAAGTTGAAGGTAAACCAATGACTATTGAGTTTACAGGAGGGACAATACATCCTAAAAAAAGAAATGGCATTTATGTGACGAGTTCGCGAAAGTATCAGAAAGCTATTGAAGAAGCTCCCGGGTTTAACCGGAGCTATAAACTTGTTAAAGAAGTAGAAGATTCTGAACAAGAATCGAAGTCGGCATTAAGAGTAGGGACAGAGGATGTTCCTATTAATCACACAGATGATATTCCTGAGCTATCGGAAGATTTAGAGTCCGATGATTATGCCACAGCCGATGAAAAGACTGATTATAGCAAAATCACTAAAGCTCAGGATGCGAGAAATGTATTGCTTGATTTGGATAAGGAGCTTACTTATAATGAAATAAAAAGTAAAGCTCAAATTCACGATCAAGCAAATAGATTAAATATTTCATTCCCTAATTTACCAAAGTAAAATGACACGGGACGAGATAATTAGTTTGGTTCAAATTAAAATTGATGAAATCTCCCCGTTTGATAGCGGGGAGATTATTAATAACTCTTTGGTTGATTCTTTATTAAATGAGTCGGCAAATAGATTATTAGAGGTACTTCCTCCCTATTTAGCACCTATTACAAAATATACAGGTACCGCTACATCATATGATGATTATACAGGATATATTACTCTGCCGAGTGATTTTTTAAAAATGACTTCTTTTAAAATGATCGAATGGAGTCGTCCGGTAACAACATTTATTTCTGATTTACACCCTGTTTATAGGTTACAGTATAATAAATATACCCGCGGAGGTACAGAAAAGCCGGTATGTGCTTTAATAGGTGATTCTACAGGGACTATCCTTGAATATTTTTCTGTAAAAGATAGTCATGCGATTGAAAAAGCTAATTATATAGCAGAAACTTTACCGGAAAATTTGAATGATTTATTAGTGGAACCTCTGACATGGATGTGTGCTTCGATTATTTTCCAGATTATGGAGATGCCTAAACAATCGGAATTAGCATTAGGCCGTGTTCAGGAATTTATAAATAATTATGGCCGTTGAAAAATTTGCAGGAGAGAGTGGGGAATTTCAGATTACCCTGAAAGATAACTTAGGTGTGGAGATAGACCCATCAACACTTAACGATGTATTAGTATATACCTCCTGGGAGCATACAAAAGAACCTATTGCTAAATATAGGGTAAATAATTTGGAGCAAGAAGGATATCGAAGTTGTAGCGTTGAAGGTAATAAGGTTATTTTTTATGTTGAAGCCTCAGACACTGACTCTCACGATATAGGAAATATAAGAGTGTTAGTGGAAATACATATTACAAACGCCGCTTATGAAGATGGTATTGAAGTAGTGAAAAAAGCAGCTACATTGATAAAAATTATTAAATAAAAATGATACAGAATGTACTTGTTGAACACAACTCAGAAAGTAAAGATATTATCATTGACAATTCAGGACAGATTAAATATACTTTACTTGTGGAGGAAAATGAAGGTGCTGCAAGCTCCGTAGTTTTTGAATCTACTATTAGTGATGTTCACCAGGTATTTATTGAAGATTCTGACGAAAGTCCTATTGATATTGTTATCACAGTAGGATTTTTTGATGGAAATGTAAATTTACCTACACCTTCATCCGCGGGATTAATTTTAGCAGGAAATCCAGACGGTTCTTTATACTGGGTTGAGAGATATACCCACCCATTATATCCTGTACAATCTGCCAATGCAATAACAGGACAGGTGATAGATACTTTTTCAAGCGACGAAAAAGGGCATGTAACCAATATTAGTTTACGGTACCTTAACGCTAATGATATTCCTAATTTACCAATAAGTAAAATAATCAATTTACAAAATGAACTTGATAACAGATACACAGAAACAGAACTACAAACGAGTGGCTTATCATCGGTTCACTGGGATAACATAACAAATATCCCGAATACAATTACCGGCATTCATGCAGATTTAAATGAATTAGATAGTGATGACCATACTCAATATGCATTATTAAATGGTAGAGCTAATGATATATTAAAGATTGATTCAATTAATGAATTTACATTAGATGCAGGAGTAACTATTGAAAATTTATTGTTAAAAGATGGAAGAGCTTTTAATTTTGATGCTGCAGCTCCTACTTTAGATAATGAACTTGCCAATAAAAAATATGTAGATGACAATGCAATGGTATATCCATCTGCAGGAATAGCAGTATCAACAGGTTCAGCATGGGGAACTTCTATTGTTGATAATTCAACTAATTGGAACGAGGCATATAGTTGGGGGAATCATTCTTTAGCTGGGTATTTAACAGATTATACTGAAACAGATCCTATATTTAATTCACATACTGTTAGTAATATTATAAATGGTACTGGTTTTTTAATTAATGATGGGACAGGTAATTGGTCTTATGATAATACTACATATTTAACTAATGAATCTGATCCTATATTTGCAGCATCTGTTGCAAGTAATATCACAACTACAAACTTATCACAATGGAATAGTGCTTATAATCATAGTCAATTAACAACAGGCAATCCTCATAATATAGACTTAGCAGATATTGGTGAAAGTTACTCAAGTATTAATTACTGGAATAAATCAGATACAGATTTATCATATAGTGGTGGCAAGGTCGGTATTGGGACTACGCATATTAATTATGGGAAATTAAATATTAGTGGTTCAATTTATAATGATTATCATTATAGAAGTGTTATACAGTCTTATGTTGGTTCAACAACAGGAACTGTAAAAATAACATTACCTGTGGGATGGGTTTCAACAATGATGAAAATTAGAATAGAAGGTTATGATCATAGTGGTAATGCAAGAGGTAGAAGCTGGGCTGTTAATGTAGGTGGTTATAATTATATTAATACAGGTGGGTGGATTAATTATTATGCTGAAATTGAAGGTGCAGCACCGTTTAATAAAGTTAGATTAGCTTATGATGGTACTAATGTTTGTATATTATTAGGTGATACTTTAACAACTTGGAGTTATTCACGAATATGGGTTACGGATGTAATGGTTTCTCATAATAATATAACTAATTATGGAAGTGGTTGGAGTATATCAACTTTAACCAGTGAAACTGGTATATCTGCAATTGTTGAACCAGTTATTGATTTTTATAGGGATGTAAATGGTAATGTAGGTATTGGAACAACTACACCAGCTTATAAATTGGATGTAAATGGTACAGGTAGGGTTACTGGTAATTTAACGGTAGGTGGCAATATAACCGCAGCAGGTACAATTACAGCAACAAATTTCATATTATCATCGGACATCCGTTTAAAAGAAAACATCACTGATTTACCTTATTCGGATATCAAAACATTTAACTTCAAAAAAGATAAGAGTCAATTACTAAGATATGGAGTTATTGCTCAGGAGTTAGAAAGGGAACATCCAGAAATGGTGTATGAAGATAATGAAGGGTTTAAACAAGTCGCTTATATTGATTATTTACTTATGAAAATGGCAGAGAAAGATAAACAAACAGCTGAGTTACAACGTATAATAAATAAAGATTAGTTATGGCAATACCTGATAGTAATACTGGTTGGAGCTTACAAGATGTAATAAATGAGGTAAATCCAGCAACGAATGATTTAATAGCATGTTTTGCAGCAGCAAATCCTGATTATTTTAATCCTTTGTATGAAGGGAATAAGGATAATTTGTTAAATTTTAGGGATTATGGACAGAAGAAGGTTGCGGTTTATGGATATTTATATAATTGGTACGCTGCTTCTCATGCTAATTTTGCACCTACTGGTTGGCATGTTCCTACAGATGATGAATGGAATATACTTATAAATTATTTAGGAGGATCAGATATTGCCGGAGGTAAACTGAAAGAAACTGGTACAACGCATTGGTTAAGTCCAAATACAGGAGCAACTAACGAAAGTGGTTTTACAGCCCTTCCGGGTGGCTACCGTCTTGGGGATGGAAGTTTCAGATACATTGACTACCACGGTTACTGGTGGAGTGCTACTGAGAACGTCACCTATTACGCCTTTAACCAGGTCATGTACTATAATAACAGCAGTGTGTACAGGAATTACGACAATAAGGAGTTGGGGTTCTCTGTACGTTTAGTAAAAGATTCAACAGCACTTTCTAATGGTGAAACATCTACTATGATTGATGAAGATGGTAATGTATATGATACAATATGTATAGGTACTCAAGAATGGATAGTACAAAATTGGAAATGTACTAAATTAAATGATGGTACTCCTTTAACAAAAATAACTAATGATACAGTATGGGCTAATGCTGGTACAGGAGATTTATATTACTGCGCTTATAATAATGATGAATCTTATGTTTAAAATATAAATTTATATTTAGTCTTAACAATTAAAAATTTATGTATTATGAAAATTAACTTGGAACAGAATCTTAAACAAATTAATGGTACAAATCTAGTTGATGAAAAAAATAAACTAGTGGATTTAAAAACAATTCTAATTAAAGCAGCTTTAACGGATATTAAGGAAAATGATGACTCTAATAAAGTATCAGATTTTAATATCGCTATGAAAATTGAAAAAGCTGATAAAGAAGTAGAATTAGGTAATTCAGAATTAACTAGGTTGCAAAAGAAAGTATCATCTTTATATGCTACATTAGTAGTAGGACAAGTAAATGAGATTCTTGAAGGTAAAGAAAATCCTTTAA